AATACTGACCATTGATTACCATAATAATCATCAGTATGTATTTCGCCTATAGAATTATCTTCCAAACATGCATTTAATTTGTATGTAGGAAAAAAATCACCTACTGTTATCATATGAATACCTCCTTTAGTATCATCTTTGTCTCGGTTTCATTAAACCTTAAAAAAGGTTTAAATTTGTTTAGTTTTTTACAAATACTTGGCCAGATTATTTTTTCTGATATGTTTTTGTTCCAATCTTTTATAAAATTTAAATGGTAATTCATAACTAAAATCGTGTCATAATTAATCTTTTTACCCATGAGAAGCTTAAGAATCTTAGGGTGTTGACCACTATGCACCATAAAAAGAGAATGAGCAGAAACGCTATTATCAGTAACAATTCGTGCAATAGATAAAAGGTCTTGTTTGAACCAGTAGTTAAAACTTTCTTTTCTTTTTTTGAAGTTAAGGTAGATGTCATGAGCTTCTTTTTCTAATAATATACCTGACCATACTTTATTTGCTTGTATAAAATTTGCTAATAAAAAATCTTCTATCTCGTCTTGATTATATTTTACACTTAATTTATGATAAAAATACCTATCATTTCTAGATGTAAAGGTTTCTAACTTAGTATGAACATGACCACCATAATCAAAATAGTCATAATCATCTTTGGTAAAGTGTAACTTCATTGCCAAATATTTTCTATATACACTAAATCCATCATGTTTCATAAAGGTAACTTACCAGTTTTAGCTAATAAATTTAATTCTTGTGCCTCTAGTGTGATTTTTTCTTTTAGTGTTTTAGATATTAGTTTGCCTACTTCAGCAGGGTCAATTTTGTTTTCATCACAAAAATGTAGAACGGCGTCCATATAGGTCATATCGCCATTCTCTCTTTTGACTTGTTCTATTTTTAATGAAAATTGTTTAGCGTTCATAATATAAAAAATTAGGGTATGTTTCTGGCGCCAGGTACATACCAAACCCCGACACTCGCTTTGCTAGCCGTGGTAGAGTGCCAAACTGGAAATACTATTTATCATCTAGCAGGTTCAAACAACTCCTTCATAACAGACCTGTAAAATGTTTCTATACTTAAAACTAATTCTTCCATATAGTCTTGTGGGTCTTTTACATAGGCTGTCATTGTTCCGTCTTCGGCCGCTAGTAGTACCACTATTTGTTCTATTTTCTCACCGTATGTTTCTTCATACATCATTGAGTAAGCAGTACATTGTAAAAAATAATTTTCTATCCAGTCTTCTATTCGCTCTTTGTTTGCTGTTTTAAAATCTATAACTGATAATTTATCGTTATATTCAGCAACACAGTCGACCTGGCCAGCAATAGTAAGTTTCGGGCTTACCATTATTTTTTCTAATAATCTTATATTATCTATCTTGTCTATGTAAGGTTTTGCTAGTCTGAATAGACCTAATGGCAATACATCTCGGATTGATGGTGTTTCATTATTGAGGTATTGTTCTACTAGTGTATGAAATGATTTACCTCTCCTAGCTGCTCTGTTCATTTCCCAATTAGCAACTTTTTCACCTATTGATTCACGCCATTTCTGTAAACCTTCTTTTTTTCTTATGCTTAAAACTGATGTAATAGATGGATAATGTTGACCACCTATTTCATAGAATCTATATCCCTCTATTTTCTTACCTTTTGTATTAGGTAGGACAGCTAAGTCCATATCTTTATGTATAAATTCACTCATATTTGTACCTTTCATATTTTATAGTCTATCATTATACCAGATATGGACTTTAATGTCAATGGTGGTTAGTAGTTTGCCACCTGATTCATTTCGCTTGCGATTTTTAACTCGCCTTCTGAAGCCTCTTTCTCGTCCCATTTAGCTAACTCTTTTTTCATGAGTTTATGAAATAATGGTGGGATAAGTGCTATAGCAAATAGTGTAAAATAACCATGACCTGTATCAGGTGCTCCCACTTCGTCTAATTCCCAAAAGTGAGTTTCGCCTCGGTCATGATGGTCTGCTTGGCGACCTATCTCGATAAAGAACCAAGAGCTAAACATAGTAGAATTATCCCAGCTATGTCTATAATCTATTGGTGCTCCTTTTTCTCTGATTAAGCCATAATGTTCTAGGTAGTTAAGTGCCTCTAACTCAAAGTTAGAAATCAACCATATTAAACCTAAACATGCTATACCTAACCATGCACCTGCGAACCAGAATAGTGCAAGTGTAGGTAATGACATTGCATAACCTCTTAACCATCTATTTTGCCATGATAAAAATGGCACGCCTAATCTGTTTAGTCTTTGTTTTTCCATTGTGTATAGAAATTTACTTTGACCAAAGTATGACTTGACTAGGTGAGAATATAAACTACGACCTCTAGGTGCTGTAGCTGGGTCATCTTCATGACCTAATTCTAAATGATGATTATATACATGTGCATAACAGAAATGTGCTGAACCTGAAAGTGCCATCATCCATCTTGCTATCATAAAACTAAAGCCTTTTGTATGAGCCAATTCATGTCCGTATATAATACCTATACCAGCAAATATTCCTGTTGATAATACGGCACCTAGCAATTCTGTTCCTGCCATACCATGATAAATCTGATATGCAAGAGCACATTGTAGTGCTATGAATACTGGTAACATTAGATACATTACTGCATTTTGCAAGTAAGGGTTAGCGTTGGTTTCTCCGTCTTCATCAAAACCAGCACCATAAGTTTGTCTAGTATGTAAAGTGTCTATGATAATACCTACACCTAATAAAAACACACCAGTCCAGACCCAAGGTCCACCTGCAATTACACCGAAAAGCGTTGCTAAGATTAGCAATGGTGCTATGAAGTAACGAGCATTTATAAAAAGTTTCTTCATGATTACTTTTCCTTTTCGTTGGTTAAAAAAATATTTATTAAAAAAAATGTACTAAAATGCTATGTACAAATAATGTACCAGAAAAATTAGACATTTCTTATACACTAACCTCTAGTTAGTTTTAGGACTTTCTCAATCTGAGCCTTAATTATTGGACCTCTGTTAGGCCAATGTATGTACGGCTCATCACTTTTACTCAAATTATACAGAAATGGTAATATGACCTTTTCTATATCTTTGAATCTTTTTTGTGTATCAGCGTCAGCAACCTCTTTTGTTATGGTTTCTTTCTCTGCCACAATTTGCATGACCTCGTTCATCATGCTTTTGATAGATGAAACATCGGACTTGACTTTTGCAAGCTCCATGTTTGTTGATTCGTTCTCAGCAACTACTACCTTTTCTTGAACCTCGGTAGGTTTCTTGTTAACAGGCGTAAATCCATAATCTTCTGTAAGGTCAAAACCTCGCATATAATCAGGTATATCTGCCATATTATTTACCTCTTAATTAAGTTTCTTGTATGTTTCTTAACAGCTTGTTCTGTTTTAATTTTCTTTATAGATTTTTTAGCACCATATCTTTCTGCTAGTGGACTATTAGGGTGAGCTTCAGATATTTTTGCCATTGTCTCTTTCCACCCAGCGTCATTCTTAATATTGCCACTTGAACCAACACCTGCCACTATATTAACATCTACTATAATAGATTTTAGATTAGGATTATCTTTTAGAAAAGTATCTTTATCTGCTATCTTCATAAACTTTTCTAAAACTTCTCCTGTATCTTTATCTTGAAAATGGTATGTTGGCATAATTATTAAAAGTGTTTGTTTAAAATATCAAGTCTTTCTTCATTAGTACATATCTTATCTAACTCTGTTTGTATAGCCGCTAGAACATCTGGATGCTCACCTATACCAGCAGGGTTATCTAGATATACTTCTACATTTGCTTTTGCTTTTGCTATCTCACCTTGTGCATTGACAATTAAGCCTTTTAACACTTCTTCTCTTATACTCATTTTAATGACCTCTGTAATCATTCACATCTATACCTTTATTTATACTTTTGTCGGTATGATGTAAAATCATTAATAAGCCAATCCCTGCTACAATTAATCCTAATCCAAATCCTAATATAAACATCATCATGATACATAACCTACAGTAATAGCTTTACTATACCAATCAGGCATTTTTGATGGTGCCTTCCAGGTAGCAAATCTTTGTTTTTTCATGACATAATAATTACGATAACTTTTTACAGTATCGCCTGGTACTTTACATTCTTCTGGCATAGCAGGTGTAGGTAAAGTAGGTTTTTTATTTAAAGGTATATTCTTTGGTGGATTTCTTAACACATCTTGCAACTTATCAATCGCCATGTGATTAACACCTTTGTACCTTTTTTTAAATTCTTCGTTTAAGGCCATCATGTGTTTGTATAACCAATTATAGTTATAAGCACTTTCCATAAGCCATATTGTAGATGGATGTTTTATCCAGCCTGCCTTATATAATGTTTTTTCTAATTGTGGGTCAGGATGACGCCATCTTTTTATCTTACGACCATTGGCGGTCTTATCATAATACTCATCACCATCTAAAACTCTATGAACAGAGCATAATAATTGAGCACTCTCTAATATCATTTTGACAACATGTTTGTCGCAAGACATTTCTGCTGACTTGATAGGGCACTCGTCTAATACAAATATATTCATAATATCACCTCACTAAACCATAGGATACACTAAAACTGACAAAATGTCAAGCTTTTTTTACACATTATTTTTGTAACGGTCTTCATCATCTTCGTTCCACTCATATATCTGGCTCATCTTTAATCTAATCTCATCAGGACTTAAACCTTTCAACTCATCATCTGATAGAGAATTTACAAAATTCTGGTATTCTCGTTCTTTTTTCCATACCTTTTTCTGCTTATTCAAAATCTTTACAACTTCGGTATTGGCATTTTCTGGTGCCATCTCTTTCATTCTTTGCTGTCTTAGTGATATGTTTGCCGATATCAACATTAGTACAGCAACAGGGTCAAATACAAATATTAAAATTATTATTATAATTCTTACTGCTTCATCAAAATGGTCTTTTGCTGTATCACCATATATAAACTCAGCAACATATTTTATAGGACCTAAATCTGCCTCTAGTTTTAATTGTTTAGTTTGTATCTTAGCTTTCTTTTCTGATAGCTCATTTATTTTATCTAAACTTTCATCAATAGTTTCTTCTAGAGATAATCTTTCTTCTTTCTGGTTTCTTCTTTCTGTAATTGCCTTTTGTGAACTACTAGAAAACCAACTTGATTCTTTTGACTGAATAATTATCAACTCGTCCATTTTATCTAATTGCAATTGTGAACGGTCAATTGTTTTCTGTCTTTGTTCTATCTGTTCATCTATAATCTGTATCTGTAATTTATTATTACTTTCTGGTACAACTTGGTCTAAATGTGCCTTAGATAAAAAACCAAATATACCAACAGATGTAATAAAAATTAAAACAACAACGGCACTAGTTAAATAATATTTTATTGATTTTGGTAATAATGGATTCTCCCAATTATTATACAACCAACTTGCCATTACAAGTTTACCAACTTCAAGAGCACCGCCCATAGCAATGATTGCCGTTGTAGCGCCAGCGAATAAAGCCGCCAACCCTATTATAGAGTAAGAGGCAGCTATTATAGAAATTACTATTCCAGATAATAATGTTAGGTATGTTAAAAACATACTATTATTTATATGGATTTACTGGCTCATACCTCTTTAATGTCTTCAATACACTTTTTAATCTATCTTCATAATCATCTGTTTCAGAGTAATTATCAAGTGTTTTAATTAGTATATGTGGGTCTGGACTTAAACCTCTTTTTAAGTATTCTGACCTTAATTTTCTAAACTGTTCATATGCATAGTGATTGTTTAGTGTAGAGATATAATATTTTACACTATCACACTTGTTAGTAAAAACCATATACATTATATCATCATCTTTTTCTGCATGTATATGTTTTGTTGTTTTTTTAAATGACTTAATACCAAATATATTATTAGCCTCTTTTGCTATTCTACTCTCACCCCAACCTGTCTCTAATATAGATTGAGCAAGTATCATCTGTGTTGGTATTCTTTGTTCTTTTGATAATGATAGATTATGAAAGTCAATACATTCTCTTAATGCATAAACAAATTCTGTTGGATTTGTATAACTAAATGTTGGTGCTGGTATAACTTCTTTTAATATGGTGGGATTAGGATTAAATGTACCTAATGTATAAATTATTATTGTAAATATCCCACCTATTATAACTTGATATAAAGCACTTAATGTTTTTTTCACCATACCCATAATATAATCCTCACTTTACTTCATGTCAATCCAAGACCTTGTATCGCCTGGTGGTTTTAAGTTAGGTTCATTTTTACCTTTTACATAAGCCACATAATGATAACCACCTACATTATCAGGCAATTTTCTGGTAAAGAAATGTAAACTATCGGATAATTTTTCCATTT